TCAACCGAGACACAGACGTTCTTGTATTCCAGCGGTCAGCAGCAAATCACATCGGTCTATCCCCGTGATCCTCTGAGCCAGGGACAGCTCTTGCTGGATGGCAATGAGCGATTCTCGATTAAGCCGACGAACTACTTCTCGCTACTTCAGATGTACAAGCACACAACAGGCGATGCTCCTCTTCTTCCTGGAGTCTACATGTATTCATTTGCACTGAACAATGATCTGTACCAACCGAGTGGCGCCATCAATGGCAGTTTGTTCAACAAGGTCGTTCTGCGGTTGACTCTGCAACAGCCCCTTCCGACAGCGGCGGGAGTTGCGTCTCAGCAGGTTGTCTGCGTCCTGAAGTCAACGGTGTTCTCCCCGAATCCGGTGGTGATCACGGCGGCGCAACAGCTGTTGGTTGATCCAGTGACCGGACTTCTTCTGTATCCTCCGGATACGCTTGTTACGGTGGTTCGTAACACAAACGGAGAGAATGTCATCTTTGCCTACACTTACAATATTGGATGTTACGTCGAAGCCATCAACTTCCTGCGAATTACGTCTGGTCTTGCGAATTTCGTGTTTGCTAACTAACAATGGGTATCGTAATCAACCAAGCCACGTGGGGCGACGAGACCGCCACCACCGATATCACCACAAGTATGCAGGAGAAGGCAAAGCCCGGATACCTCGATCTGATTGCCGATACGACTCTTGTTCCGGCGTTGGATTTACTGTCGGGTTCAAAAAATGTAACCATATCCGACTCGGAAAAGGCAGATATCAAAAAATTGGCGACTGAGCTCTGCGGGTCTGCTTCAGACAATAAGTGCATCCAATTTCAGTCAAATCAGCTGGAATCGACAACCCTGCAGAAGAAGGTGGCAGAACAACAGTCGTCGGCAAACATTGTGACCGGGCGCAGATTGACCTTGACGTACACAGACGACCAAACAGGACAGAAGCGTACAGTCGCGATTCCTGACGGACAAAAGGTAAAGTTTGGAACACCGCCAGCAGTGAAGATGCCGGACTTTACGCCTTCCAGCACGATTCTGGGATTTCTTGGAACATTCTCTAAGATTGCAATGACCCTGCTCTACGTATTTAGTATTGGAGCGACCTACCGTCTGCTGATCCTGACAGGTCAGACAATGCTTGCCTATGTGCTGACGGCAATTTCCATTGTGATCCCGTATTCCGGACTGCTCATGACCCCGATCGCCCTGGGAATCCTCAAGTATATGGAGATCAAGGCTAGCGTGCCAAAAGTTGTCCCTGGAGTAGTATAATGTTCCATCTTGAGTGGATTTCTGCGGGTGTCATCATTGGTATGCTGATTGCCTGTATCGTGATCCCTCCAACTCGGAAGCAGGTCGCTGTACCGACTCCCTATGATACGGATCTTTTTCATACCGATACGGGGTGTATTCGCACACATGCCATTGAGGTCCCGTGTGGAGCCGAAGCAGATTCGCTGAATCTACTCGCAAGTCTTGATAAGAAGTAATGCTTGACATCACTAAGGCAATTGAACGTGCCGGACCTTTCTTCTCCTTCGTGATCGGTCTGGGGATCTCCGTCCTCCTCTTTCACCGGAACTATGCCACCCAGCGGTTCCTTGGAGTACCAGTCCAGGATGTAGAAGCAAAAACGGTGAAGGTTGATGGAAAATGCTACAAATACCGCGTGGAAGATGCAACGTGTGAAATCGTGTCTCCTTCATAAACAATGGACGACCAGACCTCGCTCGACGCCCTGTTGCCCTCGCCCCAACTGCCTCAGTCGATGCCGCCGATGGCTGGTGTCTCCGGTTCGGATCACATCGCCCGTACGCACGCGTCTCCTTCCTTTAAGCCGTCGCTCCCCATGATGCGAATGATGTGGGCGAATCTGACACTGTATATCTCGTTCTTCCTTGCCACCGTGCTCTTGTCCTTGTCCGCGCCCCGCGATCTCCTCCTTCGCTATATCCCGAATGCGTATACATCTGGCGGGGTAGTGTCATGGCAGGGTGCTGGAGTTCTGGGCGCAGCTGCAGTGGTTGTGTCTCACTTGCTGAATGTATTCCTCCTGAGTTTTCTGGGTTAAAATGGATGCCGTACTGTCCATGCATGGATAGCATAGAATGACGACTCCACTCCTCTCCGCATCCGACATCCAAACGATCCTCCGTGCTCCCGAGGAGGCTATCAACGACCGTGTCGCATACGCACACATCCTCCACTCCAACTTGGTTGAGACCGCAAAGGTCGTCGATATCCGGCGGCGCTTCTGGGAAGCCAGGTACTATGGGCGCCCAACACGTTTCTTGCTCACGCGGATCCCCGTTGAGGCAGACCTGCATAATGGAACTCACATTTCGACGGAAGACTTGATAAATGAACAGTCGGTCATGGACCGGCTCGAGCAAAGCTGCGGCAAGTACGTACAGGCTACCTACGAGTTGGAAAAGAGTGGGCATTTTATTCTTATCTACCTAGAGTTTGTTCTTCCGAAATCCGTTTTGAATCCCGAGGAGGTCATCATTCCTACCACAGATGAGACTGCAGAGGAGCGTGCACTCCGGAAGGAGACCAGCTGGTAAAATGGATTTGGTGTATCAATAAGAATGGAGGATGCGAAGATGTGTCAAAAGTGCAAGTCCTACGTACATGATGTGCTGAATACGCCGTTTCCCTACAGTGATTTTTACTACGGGTTCTACAATCTCAACGTTCCCAAGCGAATTCTCCCGGAACTTATCGATGAGTTTCACCGAGTTGTTGTGGCTCACGACTATGAAGATGAGGCGTCACCTCAACAGTCCCAGCTGATGTACCTTAGCATCCGATTAGTGGAAGAGGGTCTTGTCCGCAAATTAGGGATTTCCTATCACGGTTCGATCGGGCGCGGAAAACCAATGCATATGGCACTGAATTGGATTCGATACTACTGCATGTACATGAAGAATATCCGCGCGCTGCATCACGAGCATTCTGGACACTTCAAGGAAGGTCCGATGCCACCGCTCAGCCAAGAGATCATTGATCGCTATCATAAAATGGATCTCATTACGGGATCGGATAAGAAGATACACAATGGATCCTCATACTGCTCAGGTAGTTCGCAACATGGCAAAGAGACTCGACGAGCTGGAGACACGTGTCACCCGGTTAGAGAAGGAACTCAAGCGTGAGAAGTTTATCAATCTACCGAAGGACATGACCCTTCAAGAGCAAGCGAAGGCGTTGGAGGAGCACAGAGACACGCCGATGTTGTACTCTGAAATGCGCGAGCGTTTCGGTTAAACAGAAGTAACCTAAAGAAGTAATGTTCCTTAGACCCAGACATCTTTACGAGCCTCCTGCATGGTTTTATTCGCGCATCTTAGTTGGAGCAGGTGAAATGCTCACACCTTCTTTTTTTCGTAGACACAATATCACCCACGTTATTAATTGTGCATTTCCAGAGGATTCCCCTGAATGGTTCCGGAAAGCATATCCAACTCGCTATGTGTGTTTATCTGCCCACGATTCAACTGTCGTTGATATCCTTACCTGGTATCCAAAGTTTGATGAGACATTAACGGCTTTTTTGCGTGACCCCAAATGTGGGACAGTGTTTGTTCATTGCCAGTGTGGCATTAATCGGTCAGCATTCTTGACTCTGACCTATGTGACGAAGCATTATGGGCTGCCGTATGGAACTACATTCGCTTCGTTGAAACGCCAACGTCCATGTATGTTTACGAATCCAGTCTTCAGGAAGCAAACAGAAGAGTTTGTAAATGGACGTGTTCCGAATTCGCAAGACGAGGGAGCTGGGGAACGGCGGATCTTCGATGGGGACCCTGGACTCAGTCCATCGGGAACAAGTACAGGGACTCCGTGATTCGGGGTCAAAGCAGGAGGAACTGAAGGTCAAGTTAGCCGAACTTCGAAGTCAGCGCGAAACACTGAGCACGGCAACCGAGCTGACCGAGATTGTCAAGTGTTCACAGGTCGATTCGCAGATTCGCGAGACAGAACAGGAATTGTCCAAGGCAAATCCAGTCGAGGAGTACTATATGAAGAATATGGATATCCTGATGGATTATTACGGAAAGGAGACCACTCCGTCCCAGCCCTCTTTACCTCCTAAAGAATCCAATACATTCCTCAAATTCTTTGTCGCAAATACGCCAGCCGTGGATACCGGTTTATCGAAGAAGCAGATCTTTGACGAGTACGTTGCGAGAATGAAGCTTTCCAACGGTCCTGAAGCCACGCAGCTCTTGACCGAACATTGCGTTGCGTGCAATGTGGCGCGGGAAGAGATTAGCTCGGAAGGTATTTTGGTATGTCCGTCGTGTGGATCGGAGGAGTATGCTTTGGTTGTGAGCGACTTCCCAAGTTTCCGTGACCCACCCAAGGAGCGGAACAACTACGCCTATAAAAAGATTAACCATCTCAATGAGATCCTTAATCAATTCCAGGCGAAGGAATCGACCATTATTCCCGAAGAGGTGATGAACGAAGTGGTGTTAGAGATCAAGAAGCGTCGGATTGACAATATTGCAGACCTGTCAGAGGAAGATACGCGTCAGATCCTGAAGAAGCTGGGTCGATCCAAGTACTACGAACACCGCGCTCACATTCTGAGCCGGCTGAATGGAAATCCGCCCCCGACCATCACCCCTGAAATAGAGGAAAAGGTCCGGGCAATGTTCCAGGAGATCCAGGCACCGTTTCTGCTGTACTGTCCCAACGATCGCACGAACTTCCTGTCGTACTCGTACATCTTGTATAAGTTCTTTGAGTTACTGGACTTGGATGAGTACAAGGTGTTCTTTCCCTTGCTGAAGTCCCGGGACCGCCTGATCGCCCACGACCAGATATGGAAGAAGATCTGTGACTACCTCAACTGGGAATTTATTCAGAGCGTATAATAATGGCATTCTCCTGGGCAGATTATGGGCCTCGCGATCCTGGCTCGCCACCACCTCCGGCATCCACAGCTGCACCACTTACTGCAGAGGAGAGGGCTCGTATGACGACAATTATGAGTCAGTCCGTTCCGTCTCGTCCTCTGACAGCTCTCGAACAAGGTGGTTTTGGCGACGGCGACGTGATGAGTCGGTCGGAGTACGACAAAAACGCGCAAATCAAGGGTTCTCTCTGGAGTACAATCTCACCTGCGATGTTGGCTAGAAAGGTCTTTAACAGGGTCCGTAGCCAGCTCGCACAAGTGAATCAGAACCAGACGTTTGTGTATGATGATGGACCGGGAACGTTTTATCCAGGCGGAAATACTGTACTCGCCCAGATAGACCGGCAAAATGATAGGTGGGAGACACTCAGTGATCCGATTTATGGTGGACCGCGGATCGGACGGAGAGCGGATAAGAACCTTTTCGAACGAACACTCTACGAGGAAATGTTGGCGCCCAAACAAAAGGGTCGGGATCTTACAGCTCTTAAGCGGGTGGGATTAGCTAAGAATCTCCCCGAGGACGTTGAAGGAATAATAGGGCAGTTTCTCACAGGTAAAAAGGGAACGACCGGCTCACAGATGGACCAACTGCAACAAATTACCGGTGTATCCATGGCACCACGTCCCAGTGGACGTCCTACGGGTGGTCGCACTCGCAGACGTCGTGCGCGTAAAACTCGTCGCCGTCATAAGTAATGCCACCTGTCACAGCTGCGCAAGAGGCGGAGATGAATGCGATTCGTAAGCAGTATGTCTTACCAGATGAAGAGGAGGCGGAAATGAGAGGACATGGATACAATTCTGGTATTCAAACGCCAGGCAGTATATGGAGTAAAATCTCTCCGCTTGAGCTATCCAAACGGGCATTTAACCGTGTACGTACCAGACTCACTGCAAATGACCGAAATAATGCACGCTACATTTTGTATTCCGGCATCCCCCACTCCGACGTGAATGATTATATGGATACCGACAATAACGATTGGGGACAACTTAACCCGCTTCGTTGGGGGCGAGTTGGAGTGGAATCCGAGGAAGACCGCGATCTTTACGATCAAGCCCTCTACCACGAAATGGTCGTATCTCCTCCGTTGAAATCCCAAGCACGGGATTTGGCGGCGGGTGAAGTCGCTGGAATTCTGCGTGGTCGTGACAAGACGAAAGGACTCGCTCCGGAGGGCTCTGCATTTGATCGGGCAATGGCGACGGGTATTCTACCCGGTCAGGTTGGTCAGTTTTTGACCGATGACAAGAACATCATCAAGGGAAGCAAGGGTGAAGTGAAGCAGAGTCTTCGTAATCTTGGAGAAAAGATCAAGACAGGTCCCGGAGGTCGTCGTACCCGCAGACGTCGTGCGCGTAAAACTCGTCGCAGTCGTAAGTAATGGCGAACTTAGACAATCCGGTCAACCCCCTCGGTCCGGGCCAGTATGAAATAGATCAGATTGATCCTACGACCCGTGTATTCGGCAATAGTCTTGTTGTGGGTAGAATGTACTGGGTCGTGGGGTACAACGGGGATTTTTTCTCTGCACGTCTTCAAGCC